TGGGGAGTTACAGTCCCCTGCCACACCTTGCGGCCTGTCGCCCTATCGCGTGTAAACCAAGGCCCCAACGCCTCGTTAAAACCCTTTTGAATCAACGGACATCCCCTGTCAAGCAAATAATGACCTAAAGAAGCAATAAAATACTTCTGTCCCCCTATAGAAGCAGAGAAGCGTCGATCACTGCCGACGACACTGACTATAGTCGACTGAGGATAACAACCACCTCGACATCATAAAGAACACAAACAATAGTCTTAAGTGACCTAAGATAACAAATCGTCCGAGGACGGCTCTTAGTTACTTAAGTGCGTGAGTTGATCTCACGATCTGAAGCCCAACCTTTGGACGTTTGAGAACCTCACGCAACTTACACAAACTTTAGAACGGGAGTAACTAAAGATGCTAGGACATAAGAAGCAAGAGATTGTGTGTCGACCATTGGTCACCATCAAGAGACTTTTGAACTGGTGTCGATCATGGCTGCCGAAGTCGGTCTTTTAGTTCTGGTGTTCGGGTGTGTCGTTTGGCATTGGTTGTACCATCTGTTCTATGAGATGGGCGAAGGCAAGCGAAGGAAGAACGAAGAGAGACGAGAGAAGCGGAAGTATCGTGGGCCGCCTTGGGTTGATCCAGAGGTGTAAGGTGACTGTGTGAGGCTGTGAGTGACTGTGGTCCCTATCTGTACACAAAAGAAATAGCCTCTAGCCAGATAAGTTTCTCTAATGTCATCAATGTCTCCGGCTGTTTCCCTCGAGCCCCACCAGATCTCTGGGGATATTCTGTCCTCTACCAAAGAACACCAGTAAAAACAGTGACTTAGCAGATCGACCTGAGAAAACTTAGGATCCCTAGTCAAAAAGTAACCCCCACGCACCAACAAAAAGACCCAATTTCAAAAAGTAGACTAAAGGTCGTTGTTGTTGTTGTTGTAGTCCGTCCTTTTAAAGCAGCGGCTACTTTTGAAAAAACAAGGAAGTCTAAGCGACTTCGCACAAAAGGAACTTCAAGATGGCCTTAGAAACTGCATCTTTCATCGACGGATTGAACTCAACGAACCCAGTGGCGACTGACGGTCTCGCACAGGCTGACGACCACATACGTCTCATCAAGTCTTCGGTAAAAGCCACGTTCCCAAGCATAACCGGAGCCGTCAATGCAGATCATGTAGAAATCAGTACGCTCTCAGGATACACAGGAACAACAGCCGACCACAACTTAACCAGTGGTCTGGCGGCAGCCGGAGTAACGAGTACTCATGTTGGACATTTGAATGGAGTCTCAAGCAACATCCAGACACAGTTGAACAACCTGTCTACGAGCATCACGAACACGAACAACAACCTAGCATCTGCTGTACCCACAGGCATGGTCATGATGTGGTCAGGGGCAGCCAACGCCATCCCTAGCGGCTATGTGTTATGCGACGGTAACAACAGTACTCCAGACCTACGAGATAGGTTCGTGGTAGGTGCAGGTAGTGGTTATGCAGTGGGCAACACAGGCGGCTCAAGCAGCGTTACGTTGACTGCCGCACAGATGCCCTCGCACACCCACACATACTCAGATCTGTACGTTCTACAGCAAGCACTTTCGCCCGGAATTGACATCGATTTCAACGCGACGACTTGGGACCCGAATGGCAATAGAACTGGTACGACAAACTCTGCAGGTAGCGGTCAGTCTCACGAGAACAGACCTCCGTACTATGCCCTATGCTACGTTATGAAGACATAGCGCCATGGACAGTAAACTATTAGTCGGCGTGATGGCCTCTGCCATACTCGCGCTCGTTGGTTGGAACATAAAGACCACCAACGAACTTCAGCTATCCGTACAGAAACTGGAGATCATCCTCCTCTCTGACGCATTCGAGAATTAGTGCCATGGTAGAACGAGTTAGAACTTTTTTAGATGACTGGAAGATATGGCCTAGGTTCATGATGATTGCTTTTACAGTCATGTCGTGGAGGGTGGTGGAGTGGTTTATGAACCTTCCAGAACCAACGACACAACAGTCAGCCCTAGTATCCGTAGTGATGGGAGCCGCAACAGGGGCTTTCGCTATCTGGATGGGCAAGGAGGCATAAGATGTTTAGTGCCATAATATTCGCATGTTCGCTTTCAGCAAGCGAGTGCAAGACCTTCGGCAACCACAAGATCTTCACAGACGAACAGGCGTGTATCACTAGTCTATTTGGTGGGCTTGTACAGATCGAACAGCAAGGTTGGGTCATCAGACAGTACACCTGTTACAAGTGGGCCGAGGACGTCTAGGTCCAACAATCAACAATAGATGGAGGAGGGTGTAGTGCCTAACTTACCAATCCGAGGACTTGGGTCTGTAGGTGTGGTCACTGACGTTGACCCCTACAACCTACCGATCAACGGCTTCACCCGAGGCAAGAACATTAGATTTAACGAAGGCAAAGTGAGCGCAGGTCCAGTCTTCAGAGACGCCAGTCCCAACAGCCAAGTAGACAATCCTATGTTTGTGTATGGCATTGAGTCATCCACAGGCTACGATACTGTTCTCGTAGTTGACGATCAGTTCACAATACAAGAGTACAGCAATGGATCTTATACACAGAGACACACTGGGACTGTCCAATCGAACCTGACTGAACTGACAGCAACTAACTTAGCAAACGTCGTCTATGTAAACAGAAGTGACAAGATACCTGTCCACAGAACTAGCGGTGCTAATAACTTCACTGATCTACCAAACTGGCCCTCGACGCTAAGAACAAAAGCCATCAGATCTTTTGGTGACTTCCTGATTGCATTGAACACCACAGAAGGCGGTGTCGATCACAGAAACAGGGTACGCTTTAGTACCACCACTCTGTCGAACCAAGTACCAAGTACATGGGATGAAACAGACACGACAGAGTCTGCAGGTTTCAATGACCTCGTACAGATGAAGACACCTATAGTTGACGGAGCCACTTTAGGGTCCAACTTCTTGATCTATTCGTCCGACCAAGTGTGGATGATGGAGTTTGTAGGCGGTTCGTTCATATTCAACTTTCGTAAACTTTTTGATGACGCAGGTGCCATGAGCCAGAACTGCATTGTTGAAGTGACAGGCAAGCACTATGTGTTCGACTTCGATGACATCTACGTCACGGATGGAAACTCTAGGCAGTCTATTTGCGATGGTCGGGTCCGAGACTACATTTTCAACGGTATTGACTACAGCAAGAAGGGCCAGTGTTTTGTGTTGCATAATGCAGCCCTAGAAGAAGTTTACTTCTGTTATCACTCAGGCGACGACCTTGCTGTTTTCGAAGACGGAGACAAGTGTAATCGAGCAGCCGTCTACAACTACAAAGAGGACACTTGGACGTTCCAAGATTTACCTAATGTAGTAGGTGGTGGTATTGCCAACATTCAATCAGTTACTTCCTACGCGTCAGTAGATCCGAGTATAACTTATGCAAACTCAGGCGGTACATACTTAAGCCAAGAGTCAGAGTTCAAACGCCATGCCGTAATGTTTTCCAAGAAGACATTTCCAGCTATAACATTTGTTGTAACTCGTGCAGCTAAAAGTGCCGGAAACACTAGTGCAGGAAGCAGCAATGCTTTTTATATCGATGGTGTCGAGCAGCCCACACTCACATTACAAAAAGGTCAAACCTATATATTCGATGTCAGCGACTCGAGTATGATGGGACACCCATTCCGTCTATTTGATGGCAACGATAATCTTAGCGCTCCTTACACTGTGGGTGTAACTTTCCAAGGATCTAATGGAAATGCAGGTGGCGCTGTAATTTTAACGATGGGTCAAAACGATGTTGGCCCTGTCTCATACGGCTGTCTAAACCATTTAGGAATGGGAAACAGTATAACAGTACAAAACACTCTAAGCGGTGTTCTACGCTCTACTTTGTACGGCCTAGACCTGCAGGACTTAGGATCTTTGACACAAGGAACTGACACAGACGTCAGTAAACCTGCTTTCCTAGAGAGAACAGGCATAGATCTGGACGAACAAGGGACTCCGCTATCAGGCTACAAAGTGATCAATACGTTCTACCCACAGATGAACACACCTAATTCAGATGGTAACTTTGAGTTTACTTTTGGCGCTGCCGACATCCCAACGGCTACACCAACATATGATGTCACGGTAACTTTCGACTCCAACGTAGCGTACAAAGTAAACACTCGTATCTCCGGTAGATACCTCAGTTACAAACTAGCGTTGCCTACACTGAAGGACTTTTCGTTCTCTGGTATGGATGTGGATGTGATTGTAACAGGTAGGAGGTAGTTAAATGGCTATCTCTGACTTACTCAATGTCTTGGTTAAGAATTATGTTCGAAGGCCAACACCAACAATAAACCCAGAACAACTAGGTCCTTACGTCCAAGACCAACTTAGAGAAATAGAGACGGCAATAAGGACTTTAACAGACGCAGCAATAAGTGTGACTGACCAAGAACCCGAAAGTAAACGTAAGGGCATGGTTCGATATGCAATATCGCCATGGGACCCTACCGGAACAGGATACAGCGGTTTAGTTGTCTACGATGGGGCCAATTGGCGATCCATCGACATAACATAGAAAGGAATTTGAATATGTGGGGCGCAATAATAGGCGGCGCTATGGGCCTTATGGGGGCCAATAAGCAAGCCAAAGCTATGGATAGAGCAAACGCCGCTAATATGGCAAGTTTCAACATGTATAAACCCTACGTTGAGGGCAACCTTCAAGGCGCAGACAGTGCTTTGCAGGGAGTGCTATCGACAGGCAACTACCAAGGTCAAACTTTAGCCGACCCTAACCAGTTTAGCGTGGGTACAGCCAACAATATGGGCCAATTTGGTAACAATATGCAGAACCAAGGTGCCAATATCATGGCACAGACTGGTGGTTTCGGTGGAAATGCCAATGCACTCTACGACCAGTACATGGGAATGGCTGATAGTGCAGGTCAAGACCGCATGGCGACTGCAATGGACTACGCCAACAACAATGTAGACGCATTAGCAGACGTAGCCCTTCGTGATAGCCGAAGAAACTTAGATGAAAACCTTCGACAGGGTAATATTTCGGCCTCTGGCACCGGAAACATGAACTCAAGTCGTGCAGGTGTGGCTGATGCCATCGCTAGACGCGACTTCGATGATCGTGCGTCTGATGTTCGAACAGGTCTACAGAACCAACTGATCGATAGATCCCTTCAACAGCAAGCAAGGCAGTTCTCAGATCGAGGAGATGCCCTAAATGCAGCCGGACAAGCAAACCAAGGCATCATGAACGCATACGGCATGGGCATGAATACCATGGGTGAGGGTGCTAACTTTGGAATGAACGCCGGAAACTTCCTACAACAGCAAGAACAGAACCGCTTAGACGATATGCGTAACAGGTTCGAGCGTGATCGAGACTTCGAGTTCGATATGCGCGAAAGATACGGTCAAGGCATACTTGCTCAAGGCGGTACGACTTCTAATAGAGCACAGGTCAACAAAGTAGACCCCTATCAGGGCGCTATGGGCGGTGCAATGTCAGGCTTTGGCTTCCAGAACAAGTATTTCCCTGACGGTTTAGGCGAAAGCAGAATGTTTGACGGCTACTTCGGTGGTGGTAGAGGGTTGGGAGGCTTTGTCTGATGGAACAGTGGGACATAATTAAGAATAACCCAAAATTCCAGTACGCTATAGGCCCTCAAGTTACTGGAGACCCAAACGAGTGGTGGATGAACCTTCCTCAAGATATGAAGGACAGCTTTATTTCTCTTTATGGAGATACATCTGCACCTGTTTTAAATCAACAAACGCAGAATGAAGTTGGTCCGGCTTTGACAGGCTACGAAGACTACGGCCCTAACGACTTCATGGCAGAAGCAACAGGCGAGAACGCTGCAAACAGAGTTTCTCAAGAAGACTACAATGTGAACATGGATACTGGGGTCCTAGGAACGAAGAATTTCAACACCAGATCCGACGCACAGTTTGCAAACATGGATCCGGCAGCCTTACAGCAACTTGCAGATGCAGGTAATCCAACCGCACAAGCGATGCTTCGAGCAAACGTGAGACAGCCATTTGAAGGTCCAGTGCTAAACAACAACATGAATGCTCCGGCTGCAGGTGAAGGAAGTCTAGCGGCTGCAGAGAATACAGTTAACAATGTAGTGACTACTCCTCCTGCGCTTGGAATGAATGAAGAGGCAGGTCGAGGTAACATCTACGACAACCCTGTTCTCATAGACACAACTAAGCCAAACAATGAGACGACGGCAGGTGTACTAGGTACAACTGGAGGACCAAGTGTTCGCTCGATCATGAGTTCTTCGGGTCCGAAGACTAGCAACAGACGTCAATCAAACATTCCGTCCATGCTCGTTGACAGAAACGAGGCTCTCATCCGTATCGGTGGAGCAATGTACAGCGGTGGTCTACAAGGTGACGGCATTGGTGCCGCTACTAGAGAGTACGGAGCGATCCAAGATGCAAACCGTAAGACAGCCATGGAAAAGTATAAGACCGATCAGGCTACGAAACTTGCTGCCGCGAAAGCAGCCGCTAAAGGTAAAGGTAAAGACGCTAAGACATTTGAAGGTATGAACTCTCAGATGGACAGCTATAAACGTGCTCTCCAAGCAATCGCAGACAGCCGAGCGGCAGGTGGCAACCTGACAGGCGTCGGTGGTATCTTTAAATCTTTCCTCGACAACTTCACAGGTGACGAAGACGGCGCACGTCGATTGATCCTATCTAAGGTCAAAGTCGATGATGCCTTACTTCGTGTTGCACATACAAAAGGTGCGATCTCTAACGCTGAGATGAAACTCTTCTTATCTCCTGCACCTAAGAATTACCAAGACGAGGCAATTTGGGAGGCATGGCTTAATGAAAGAGTTGATGCTCTTACAAAAGTTCAAATGAGACTAGCAACAGGACAAGAAGTTCCACCGGAAATGTCTTCCGCTTCTGTCGAAGCAACAAGAAGTTCGATAGCTAATGAGGCTTCTGGATCAGACGATGGTCAATACATAGTCGAGCAAACTGCAGATTAGAAAGGCTAACACATGCCAACATTTAAAATTACGGCTCCTGATGGACGTACATTTAAAGTCACAGGCCCGAATAAAAAAGGTGCGTTGGCAGCCTTGAAAGCCCAACTTGCTCAAGAAACACAAGCGGCACAAACTGAGGCTCCTGACACAAGTCTGTCTGGTGCAGCAAGGTACGGATTCAACCAAGCCCAGAGTTTAGCAGGTAAAGGTATCCAAAGTGCAGGTGAACTAACAGGCAGTGAGACACTGCAGAATGTTGGTCGAGACATAGCCGAAAAGAACCAAGCCGAAGCCGAAGCCCTGAACTATCAGAGACCAGAAAATGCAGACGGTATCATCAAGAACTTGAAAGAGGGTGATATTGGTGGTGCAGGTAAGTCTTTGTTGTATTCTGCAACTGAAGCGGCTCCACAGGTCGCAGTCGGTGCAGGGACATCTTTGGCTGCAGGTGCAGCTATGGCAGGTGCGCCAATCGTTGGTGGTACTCTAGCTGCAGGTGGTACACTCTTGGGTGTCAACCAAGCACTTGGTGCCAACAGAGCCGAAAAAGAAGAGAAGGGCATAGACCCTAAAGCAACTATTACTGACTTATCGACAGCGATAGCTAGTGGCATCATCGAACTTACGCCTCTAAAAGGTGGCGGTGCTACGCTTAGAGTTCTACGAGAAGGCGCTCAAGAGATGGGACAAGAAGGTCTCGTCATTGGTGGTACAGCCGTCCAAGGCGGTGAGTATGTGCCAGAAGAGATTGTCACACGAGTAGCTGAAGCAGGTATCGTAGGTGCCACACTTTCAAAAGGTATCAACACCACCATCTCCACCGTGAATAAAGCAGGTGAAACTGTATTCCGACCAAAAGCAGACTTAGACCCAGAGACTGGTCAGGCTGCAGGTGATGTCGCAAGGATGATGGACGAGATTGCAACTAGTGAAGGCTTCAACCGTCGTAATGTAGATCCGTCGTCTCAACAGGGCGCAAACGCCATTCTTGAGGCTTCAAGAAGTCGAGTAATGGCTGACATTGATCAGAATATGAGGGTTCTTAAGAGAGAGATATTAAAGAATGCAGACGCAGAAACAGAAGCCAAATTTAAACAAACCATACGCCAAGCAAACAATAAAATTTCTGGTACGGTCACGAAAGAAAATCTCGAGTTTGTTAAACAGAAAGTAGGAAACACTTATGAAGGACGATCACTACTAAATGCTCTTCGTAAATCTAATGTCATCACCGAAGTATATAGTTCAGGTCTTAAAGGTGGTGTTTCACAGTTCACAGATAATTTTAATCCTCTCCCTCGTCTTGGTAGGTCTTACACTCCTGCAGGGTTGCTCACAGGAAACATCAACATGGGTGCGGCTGCCGCTACTGGAGGTCAAACTCTAGCAATACAGATACCTGCCGTTGTAGGTGGTCGAGCAATCGACGCCGTGACAGGCAGAAGAAGTAAGGTAAACACCTTCATTAAGAAGAACCAAAATAAAGCAGGGTTGGACGATCCGATAGGACCCAAAGTCGAAGGTCGTTCAGAACAACTTCGGGCAATCGCCAAACAGCAAGCAGAAGCCGAAAAGCAACAGGCTCGTGATGCAAAAGAGGCTGAAAGGCAAAAGGCTCGTGATGCAAAAGAGGCCGCAAAACTAGCGGCTGCCGCTCGGAAACAAGAGGCCGCTGATCAAAAGGCAGCCGCCAAGCAACAGGCAGACGCTGAAAAAGAAGCGGAACAAAAGAAAAAAGACGAGAGTTACGTCGCTCAGTATAACCTAGGTTTGGATCCACACCCTAAATCTCCAAGAGGCAAAGTCTACGCAGGTATAAACGAAGTAAATCCAAAACTTATGAAAGGTATGGAACCCTCTCAGATAGATCAAATGATTTTTGATGTTTTAAATCAACAAGAGGCTAGGTTCCAAAAATTAGGTGGTGCAGATGCTGACATAATGCTTAAAGCCATTGCCGACTATAGGAAAATGCTTACGACTGGAAGCATGGGCAAGACTGGAGGACCTCTTACTACGGTGATCGGTTTAGTCAAAGGTGGTGTTAGAGGAATGAAAGCACCGAAGCCTCCAAAAGGCAGTTCTCCAAGATCACCTCAAGTACAAGATGGAATAGACTCAAACAACGCTTTTCTTGACAATTTAGGCGCTCAAATCGATGAATCCTCGGCATCTACTGTCGATAAAGCAACTTTAAGACAGGCGATAGGTGATATGCGTCTGAACTTAGGATCAGACTCTGTGAAGAAATTAAAGTCTATTATAAGTAAGGCCAAAGGCAATCTTAAAGACAAACAACTCTCAGATCAGTACCTCAAGCCATATTTAGATAGGGTAGAGATACAGCAAGCCGCTCGTAAGGCTAAATCATCAAAAGCAAAACGAACGGCTAAACAAAACTGATTCTAACCGCTTAAGAGAGGCCCTTCGGGGCCTTTTCTACATAAGGAGACTTATATGGGCGCACCAAAGAACCCTCGGAAGAAAGCACC